GTTGTTGTATACCTCGATAGTGAACCTGCTGTTGTTAAAGAATACGTAGTAGGATCTGGTGTGTTAGGATCATCCCAATTATAAGCTATACCTAAGTTCAAACTGGAAGACCCTTCTGGTCTAGTAAATAATGATATATGTTGAAATATTTTGCGTTTTTCGGTAGAGTCGAAATATAAAAAGGGAGTTGCGTAAACAGCCGTAACATTAGCAGTATCAAAAGTATTACCAGATTCTTGCTGATATATTTCCCCATTTAAATCCCCATGTAATACGACTTCAACGTCATCTATTAAACCACTGGTAGCTACGAAAGCTCTTATACCTAATAACTCACCAAACTCCCAACCTACTCTTCTGTCTGCAAACCTAAGACCACCTATTATACCTGCTGTATCTGAGGCAGCTGTAGTTGTCTTAGGAAAGAAGTAACGGAACTGAGATTTATTTCTAATAACCACAGAAGACATATTATCTAAGTCATGTGTACTAGGCAGTGATTGCAGCAACTGTTGTACAGGTTTAGAAATAGTTTCAAGTTCTACGTCACCAATTCTGGCAGTACCTTGAATAGGGCGAATACCATCAGAGGCTAAAAATAATACATCACCACCTATTTCTATTATACTATCTGTAGCAATGCAACCAATATTATTTGTTACTTCAGCTAAAGCAAAATCGGATGTACTAGACCCTGTTAGTCTTTTTATTTTATTTTTACCAAAAACATATAAACTATCTCTAAACTTTGCTATACCTGTTATATTAAAACCTACGTTAATTGAGCCTGATCCACTAGCTGTTCTAAATCTATTATCTACATTTGGTTCACTAAAAAGTAATTTGTTACCACCTAATCCTGTACTAGGAAATCCTGCATAGAACTGATGATTTTTAAAATCTGTTGTCATTGAAGCTCCTGCTGGAGAAGCGTCATCTGATGTTGTATGCTCAGTAAAAGTAGAACCGTCAAACTTAGCAGGTGTGTTAGTTCCATCACATATTATTACAGACTCAGTACCTGTAAATGAATTTATACTCTCTCTTAACTTTAAAACACTAATATTAGATCTATTCGATGATATTGCAGTCCAACCAGAAGTAGTATACTTATATATAGAATACGATTGACTGTATGTAGCTGTTACTGATGTACCACCAACGCCACTTGCAGTAGATGTAGCAAGAGAAGTAAATGATACTGTATAAGTGTTTGCATCAGGTACAGATACTACTGCCATTTCAACAGCGTTTGGAGTTATGCCTCCTATAGCTGCACTACCTGCAAATGTTACTTTATGTCCTACAGATAAACCATGACTAGTATGTGTTACTGTTATTGTTGCGCTACCATTAGACACCGCAAAAGGATTGTCTGGTAAATCTTGTGTAATTGCATTTACTTTAAATGTTACTGAACTTCCACCACCAGTAGTACTTGATGATGCAGCAGATGTAAAAATAACAGTATAGCTATTTGCATTAACTACTGATGCTACTGCCATATCTACTCCATTAGGAGTAATTCCACCAACAGCAGCAGACCCTGAAAATTGTACTCTATCTCCCACTACTAATCCGTGACTAGTATGTGTAACAGTTATAGTAGCACTACCACTAGTAACTGCAAAAGGATTAGAACCTAACGAACCATTATGATCTTTTAAATTTCTTCTAGCTGCATAAGGTATACCATTTAGTATCCAAAGACCTATTACTGATCCTGCACCAGATATGGTTCCGTAAGTTGAATTATAATCAGCGTACCCACTAATACGTCTGTAACCACCAAACTGTGATACTTCCATATTTAACATACGCAAAGCTGAACCAGGATTAGTATTAGCTAATGATAAAGCATCCTCATTGGTAAATAATCCACCTTTAGAGAGGACAGTTACATCCTTTAAAGCGTCTACCATTAACCATTACCATGTGGTACATTTATTAATCGGCTTACGCGAGTATCTCTAACATCAGTAAACCTGTTAATTAATAGAGTTCTCATACGATCAACGCCATCATCAAATCTTGCTTTAATTAATTGTGCTTGTTGAGCATTGTCTCTAAACATAAAACAATGATACAATGCACCATCTATAACTACGTGCTTGTATGCATCAGGAATAGACATAGTATCTGTAGCATTTACAAGATCTGTAGCATAGGCAAAGTAACTATAACTTACACTATAAGCAGCATCAGGTCTAGGGGTAAAACCAACTTTATTATCTAATGTACGATAAACATATATTGGTTGATCATAATCACCTGTACTTGCTTCTGAATCTCTTTCAAAAAATCTTTTTATAAAAGTATCATAGTCTATTAGTTTAAGATTACGTGCAGAATAATTATTATCCGCATCATAGTTAATTCTAAAAGAATCCCAATCAGCTATTTTAAAGTCTGATTCTAATGCATACTCTTGTGTACCTACTACCAATGTCAAAGAACCAGCAGTAAAGTTAAAAGGAAACTCAAATTCCCTCTGGGATATTTCTTGTATTGAAGAATTTATTGCATCTTTAACTTGTGCGCGAAAGCCTGTAGCATTTGGAAAATCAGTTGCTGTTAATTCAACTTCATTCAAACGTCTTAATGTATCATTAACTAATGTTAAGAATGTTGTAGCCATATCTCACCCAAATTAAAGAAGGGGATAGCCCCATTACAGAACTATCCCACAATACTTTATTATGCCAAGGCATCTCTTGCAGCAGCAGATGGTTTTTGTCCATTTGCATTGCAGTTAATACAAGTAGCATATACTCGTAGTACACCAACAGCAGCAGCAGCTCCAGCCAACGTAACATCAATAGTATCAGTAGTACCGATAAATTGAGTGTAAGTTGAAGCACCTGAACCGACAACTGTATTGGTTTGTCCATTAGTTCCAGCAGCACAGTAGCCAGTGGAAGTAACATCAGCACCATCAACAATGTCATCACCACCACCAAAATCAATATCAGCAGTTACACTTGAAGTAAAAGCTGTCATAACTTCAGCACCAGCGTTAAGTATCAATGTACCAGCAGGTATTTCTAATAACTGAAAAACATCTCCGTCAGCTATTGTATTACCAGCAGTAATTAATGCAGCTACGTCAAGGTATGCCTCGACATTGTACATTACATTGTTACCGTAATGACCTGGCATTACAGCAGAAACATCTGCACCAACACCAGAAGTAGATGAAGCGGTAAGGTCAAAAGTAGCCATTGTCTATTCTCCCCTTAACCAGCAATATTATAGTGAGCGCGAACTAGTGCTTCAGGACGAAGAACCTTGCGACCATATAAATGTAACCCACGAACTATGTCAGCAAAGCTGTCATTGTCACGATAAGTTTCGACCTTCTCTACTTGAGAAGCCGTAGCAACAGCAGAATCATGTCCAGCAACAATAGCTCCATAGTTTGCACTAGAACCATTAGTATCAATTGCTCCTGGGCCATTACCTACTGAAGGTAGGTTGTTAGACATATAAACTCTAAAACCACGGATCATGCCAGAAATGATACGACCATTACGAAGAATGTCTGGATCACTTGAAGCAAAATCACTGTTTAATAGTTTGGAGTTTTCGTCATTAAGCTGTTCAGCGAATACTGGATCAACAACAACCCAACGTCCATCACGGTCAACATTTTGCTGATCGAGTAAACGAGCCATACGGTTTAGAACTTCCAAAGGAGTTGCTTCACCAGTAGATCCATCTGGATGTAGGGCTATTGAATCAGTAGTAGCACCTCCCGACACAAAACTTGCGCGAGAAATTAACATAGAGGCTAACAAACCATTAGCGGCTGCTCCTGCAATAGGATCAGTACCTGATTTATCAGCAGCTACTCTTGCAGTTCCAGCAACAGAGCTAATTGTAGCTTGTTTGAAACCTGTCAAGTAACCTAGTACTTCCATGTCAAATTGATCTTTTAGACGATAGCCAGCACGATCACTAGCCATTGACTCAAAATTTACATGAGAATGAGCTTCTTCAATGTCATCGATTTTAAAAGCAAAGTAGTTAGCTTTATCGACAACAAGAGTAAAGTCATCATCTTGTAGGTCTTGTGGAGTTACTTGCGTACCCCTTGCATATTCAGAAATTGTGATTTCTGGTTCTTTGATAATACGCACTGTATCACCAAAATTAGATATCTCACCAAAGTAATCACTGTTGGTTATATCTTCACAAACACTAGTTTTACGGAAAGCTGATTGTACCTTCTTACTGTAAATTACAGGAGAGAAGTTACCATTAGGTAGATTTCCATAACCAGTTGCAGTCTTAAAAGCCATTGGTTATCTCCTTTCGGCTATTACGAAACGAGCCAACTTTGACAGTTTCAAGGCTACATCTTTAGGGTGTAGGATAAACCTGGCCTAACGATTGTAGGTAGTTGATATGTTTAGAGTTAGCGTAAACAGGAGGTAGTCTATAAAGAGGCTCCTAAAAGGAACTAGCCAATGTTTTAATCATCAGCTAGTTATATAATTGTATATAGTATATCACATTTGAATTAATTTGTCAAGCACTTTATCTTGCTGCACCAGTTAAATCATATACAAATGTACCATTTTTTACAGATTCTGAGATAGCTTCTTCAAATTTATCCCAATCTCTACCACTAAGATTTTTTACTCTTGACTCTGACCATACATTTTTATCTACTGTTGTAGGTTCTTCAGAGCGTTTAGCATTAGAAACAGATCTAGCTGCATCTTTAGTAGCACTAGCTTTTTTAGATCCTCGTTTAGTTTCTAACTTATACAAGTCTATTGCTTTGGCTGCTGCAAGATGATCTGTGTCATTCTCATATAATGCAGATTGTATCCACTTAGGTTGTTCTGCTACCCAATCATGGAACTCTTGATCTGCTCTTATATCTGCAAAGTCAGGGTGAAGTTTTTCTAGTTCACTTTCTGCTCTTTCCATTTTAACTTTAGTTTGCATTTCGTCTACGTAACGTAGTTTTTCATCTACATCTTTACGTGCTTCTAATGCTTTCTTAGTTGCAATGGTTTCTACTATCTTTGCAACATCTGGATATTGTTCAGACCATTTTTCTAATTCTTCATCAGTTTTAGGTAACTTTACCTGTTTCTTAGTTAAACCTTCTATTTGTAGTTTTAACTTATGTATCTCATCAGAATGTTGCTCTTGTATCTTTTGCTGATGTCTTCTTAGATCTCCATATCTTTTCTTAAAGGTTTTTTCTTCTGCATCTAAAGATTGAGTTTCCTCCTTATCTTTTTCTGCTTCTTCTATTTGTTTATTCTCAGCATTTCTAGCTGCTTCTAGTTCTTGTATTTCTTTTTCTTCTTCTTCTATGCTTATTCTTTTATACATTATTGGTGCTGATTTTACTTCTTCTTGTACTGATTCCATTTTAGTTTCTTTCTTTCGGGGGCATCTAGTAGCTTTTCACCATGAAAAGGGTAGAAGGTAGCCCTGATTTGACTATGCTGCTTTTACATAGCCTACGCCTTCAACGTATCTTCTTTCACCCATAATACCTGAACCTTTATCTTCTTTTACAGGTATTGCTGATGCTCCTCTATCACTATCTAGAATACTTGCTGCATAGCCTAGTTTTTGAGGATCAGCAGGTCCATCTAAATCATAAGACTTAATTGCTGCTTTATATTCTTCTGTAGCTTCAGGATTAAAATTATCTGGGTCTTGATTTATTATACCAGTTATTTTATCATTAGCTTGATAGTTATCATAATCTAATTCTGCACCAAAGTCATCAATTTCATTAAAAAATATTTTCTTTAACATATCTCTATTGGTAGCACCTTCAGGTATATCTTCAGATTTTATACCATCTCTAAGCATCCTACGTTTATCTGTTAATGCATCTAAACCACTTTTTAATTGTTCGTTTAATGTGCTTGGACCCTGACCAAGTAAATCATTTGAACCAGTTTTATATTCATCCATTACATCAACAAAGTTTTCACTGTCTACTCCTGCTCTTCTTAGTAATACCTGTAACTCTGAATCATTACTATATGCATTATTTCTATCTTGATCTGGTCTATATACAAGGTCAGCTTTTTCTTGACGTTGTTTAAACAAATCACCTTGTAGTTTACGACCATAATAGTTCTCACTATCAGGATCTGTACTAGCTGTATTTAATTCAGGAAACTCAAATCCTTGTATATCCCCTTTTATTTCATCGTATGTTTTAGGTTTAGGTAAGGCTTCTGACATTTCATTCATAGCACCTTGAGTAAGATTACCACCTACTTGACCTACACCAGCTATGTTATAGTTTACTGAACCACCATTAGCATAGCCTTTACGTTGCATAAGTCCACCTTTGGCTGCTCCTGCTGCTTCTGCTCCAGCTGCTGCTGATCCTTCATCTGGTCCAGTATCATCTCCTGCTGCTTCTGCATCACTTCCACCAACAGAATGACCTCCACCTACAGTATCTGGTCCTGCATCACTATCTGCACCACCCATAAATTCATTAAAATCTTTACTAAATTGATCTACAATATCTTTAATAGATTTATCCATTGCCTCTTTAGCTTCTTTTTCTGAATCAAATGAACCTGCCCCTTGATCAGGATCACCAGGATCACCTTGATCCCCAGATTGATCAGGGTCTTGATTGTAATTAACTATAGTATCATCTACAGTAATATTACCACTAGGAGTTTTTATTTTTATAATACCTACACTAGGATCATAAGTAGTAGTAAATTCTTCTGGAGATCTTTCACTAGCAATGTTTTCTCTTAAATCTCCTATATCTACATTTCTATTTATGGCAGCACCCTCATTAAGTTTAGGGGGACACATCATACCTTCTTTAGGTTTACCTGCAATAATTATAGTTTCATGCATTACACCTTCTTCAGGCTCTAGAAAAGTCATTTCTTTATCATCATCTTCAGGCTTGCCATTCTCATCAACATTCTGGATCATACCTAGATCCTCCATCTGTTGTATCTCACGTAGCACACCTCTATGCATATCCATGATACGCTCTAAGCCTATATACTTTACAACATTAGCAGGTAGCACATACTCACCTTCAGACAACATAGCAGGTATATCATCAGCTACTTCTTCTGGTGTAGCTCCTGGTGGAGGATCATTCTTCTCAGACTTCTCT